TATATGTCTTAGGGCTTTTAAGTATCATTTTAAGGCTTGAACTGCTTAAAGCGTGCTTACCTAAGTGATTGTAGTAAAAGCTATCGTCATACATCTGTGCAAGTATTTCTTCTTTTCCCCAAGCGTCACCGTTTAGTAATGTTATCATAGTTCCTTTCTTTTAATTAGTTCTTCTTTGCATCTCTTACGATACCCTTCTAAGTGTGAGTTATCGTCTACTACTTTAGTAAGTTCTTCAGTAGTCATTTGTGAGTAGTACCAGTTATCGTTCATTATTTAATTATTTCTAAGTCGTAAGCCTTCTTTATCGTTAAGTCATCATTTACTACGACCATAACCTTTGATGTAAACTTAATTGGCATACCTAACGCATTCTCTGCAGTAAATGTATATGTTGCACTACCTACATCACCTGCCAAAGCAGTAAACGTATAATATTGCATTTCTACTGTCTTAGGATATACTGAATTTTCTACAGCATTTTTTGTTAGAAGTTCCTTTAGTTGTCTACGTGAGTTCTGAGCTTCTGTATTTTCTGAATCACCACCGCCTATATTAGCTAAGATGATCATACCTACTATAATAATTCCTATTACTTTTATTGCTTTCTTCATTGTGTTTGTTTTAAATTATACACAAATATAAACATTTTTTTAACTACTACTATCTTTTTCTAATTTCTTTTCAAGTGCTTCTACTCTATTCAATAATACTACTGCTACTTTCTGTACTAACTTTAGATCGTATTGCATCTTTACTAATGTTGATTCTTTCATCCTAGTTCTAATTTAACTTTTAGTTTTTGTATTTCTTCTTCTAATGCTTTTACCTTATCATCAGCAACCCTTGCACGTTCAATGGCACGTATCTTATCCATTCTGTATTCACTTAATGAATCATTGTACAGTCTTTCATTGCCTATAAGGGTGTGTACATAGAATCCTACTTCCTGCCAAGCATAGTACATTTCATTTAGTGCTTTGTTTTTGGGCTTTAGGTTTCTTGATTTAATTATGTGTTCACCTATTGAATTAAAATTACCGTAGTATTCCCCTTCTTTTATATTGTTTAGTTTCTTGTTCATAGTATTTCTGCATCTTTAATGTTAAGCATTGCTATTTCTTTTGGTATCCTATTACTATTAGAAAACTCAGTTGTTTTTCTTAAGTACTTTGTTTTCCATACAGGCTTCACAAGATATAAATTCCATCTGTAAATTCCTAATGGTGTTGAATTGATGTAAAAAGGTATGTCAAGATTATCGTTGCAGTTTTCTATCATTGCATCGTACTTCTTCTTTTCAATTATCAATTCATCATAGTGTGTTGCCCTACACTTTAATTCTATTCTGTGGTAGGTCTTAGGACTGTAACAATCCCATCTACTCATCTTACTTCGTGCCATTACCAAATCAGGATAGCAGCAAGAAATTAGATACTCAAACAATTCTTTTTCTTTCAATTGTATTCCTTAAAGATCCTTTCAAGTTTCTTCCACACACCATTTAAGAAACAGCTACCACATCCAGTTAGTTCACGGTTATCTTTAAATATTCTATTATAGATACCTAGTAGGTGTTTTTGTTCTTCTATTGTCACAGTATTTAGATTGCCCATCTTTGGCTCTAGGTAATTGTATTCATCTTCTGTTAAACATAAGGGCTTTTGATATGGAAAGATGTGGTTAAGTATTTCTTTCCGTTCATCACAGCCACAATCTTCACCTGCTAAAAACTTAACAGCCTTTTGAATTCCTGTTGCTTTGGTAATCTTTGCAACCGTATCACCCACACCTTCGCTTTTATTAGCGTGGTTCTTTTTCCATTCTTTGTAGGCTTTACTTCTTTTGTCACCTTTAAATTCTTCCATAGTTATTTTATTAATTCGTAGTCATTATTTTTATAGTCATCGTAATCTTCACCAAACTTTTCTTTCAGTTCCTGCTTTGCTGATTTTAATGTATGGTATATACTAACCCAGCTTATACCAGTTTCAGCAGCTATCCCCCTTATACTTAGATCTGAATCCCTGTACAAAGTAAACAGCTTTTTTTCATACCACCGCCAGTTATCTATGTGATCATCTATTAGTTTACATATTTCATTGTAAGCTACTTGCTCATCCAACGTATCAAGGTTTGGTATTTGTGTGGTAGTTTCTTCATCATCAAGATAAACCTTTTTGATTTTCTTTTTAGAATTATAATACTGAAAAAAAATAGCCCTAATAGTAAAATACATATATCCCCTATTAACAATGCCGTTCTTAATAATCTTTTCTTCATTTGTGTATTTGTATAATGCCACGTAGGCTTCCTGTACAATGTCCTCATCGTAATCATACTCACCAAAACTATTAACTATACTTATCCACTCATTGTGACGTTCAGCAACCTTTGCTAACCATCTAGCGTCTTTATCCATATCACATTTAAACTAATTACACCCAACAAACATTGCAGGGTATACTCGTTTTCTCCTATGTATTCTTCTTTGTGATATAAAAAACCAAACATTAATCCTTTAATGGGACTTATAATTATTTCAGCATCCTTAAAATGTCCTAACATTATAAAAACAAATGCTATAAATAACAAAATCCCTATTACTATCATACGTTTAACTTCTGTACTGGTTGTGTATTATTAATTAAATCTTTCCCAAGATACTCAAATCCTACATTATTTAGTTTCATTCTAAGTTTTATTGGTTCTTCGTGGGGTGTAGGTCTACCGCCTGTTTCATTTTCTTTTACCTTCAATACTGCTATGTTACTGTACATCCAATCGGTTTTAGAACCTGTGTAACGAAAGATACATATTGTATCATCAGCACGGTTTCCCCACTTACCACCGCCTTCTACATCCCCAATAGATAATGGTTTAGGTAAGCCTTCGTATTCGTGTCCTGAATGGTGAATGTTTCTTAATGCAGATGTTACACCGTGAGCATTTAAATATATAGTTGTGTTCCTTTTTTTAGCAAACAACCTAAACTCAGAAGCAACTTGGTAATCGTAATCGTGTGAGTTACCTGTTAGCTTTTGCAAGGTTGGGTCTTTACTTAAACTATTATAAGGATCAACTAACAAAGCATCGTAGTTCCAAGCATCCTTAATTTGGTTTGATTCTTTTAACAAATCCTTGTAGCTATATAAATCATTTACATCTATTATTTTAAAATGAACGTTTGCCCAGTTAACTGCATTATCTATTCTAGAATCAGTTGCATCTTGAATTGGTATGCCCATCTTAAATTCTATGATCTTTCTTAATATACTTTGTGGTGTGTTTTCACTTGACCATATTAAAAACTTTAGGTTGTGTTTAATAGCCCACAAAACAAATAAGTAAATAATAACAGTTGTCTTTCCTACATTGGCGTGTCCTATTATTAGGTTAAAGTTACCTTGCTTGTATCTTAGAAATTCATCTATTTCAGGTATGCCTATCTTTAAGCCTTCTTTAACCCTTCCGTATTTTATATCCAGTATCTTTTCCTGTAGTTTCTTTGCTTGTGCTATCATATACCTGTAGGTGGTTTAGCGTATTTTTTAATTGTTTTCTTTGTTTGTTCGTTTAAGTTAAATTTTATTGCATATCCTGTAATGTGGTTTACGTTGTAATTCCAGAAGTCATCAGGATACGGTTCGTTTTCTTTTAATGTTTTAAGTTTGATCATTTGATGTATTAAAAAAGGGGCTTTTTACACCCCAATTAAATTAAAATGGTAAATCTGCAGCTTCACGTGCAGGCTGTTGTTGTTCATTAGTTACGCTACCAATGTAGTTAGCAATCTTCCAACCGTTAATACTGTTGTAGTACTTACCGTTGTATTCATTACCACGTATGTTAATTGAAACGCTAACAGGGTTGCCTACTTGAAAGTTGTTTATCTGTAGTATTTTATCCCCTAAAAAGTCTATTGCAATATCTTGTGGGTATTTGTCATTACTAGTTGTTACCACTATCTGACGTTTAGCCCAAGCCTTACCTGCTTTAGAAGTTCCTTCTTCAGTTTCTGAAATCAATTTGATGTTTCCGATAATATCCATATATAGTTATTTTAATTGTTTTATTATTATATTTAGTTGTGTAATATACTTTTTTTATTTTACAGTTTTGCAAGTTCATCTTGTACTTTCTTTGATACCATATACTTGCTTTTTATAGCTTCTACACTACCACCCCCTTTAATAAATTCTATTGCTTTAGAATATTCAGGTGTGTTTGGGTTTAACCATTTGCGAAGTAATTGTTGTTTCTGTTCTTCGGTTATACCACTTGCAGCGTTAGCATCATCATCTTCAGCTTGTAAGCCTAAAAGACTAGATAATGTATAACGTCTGTAATATGTAATACAAGAACCTAGCTTTTGTGGGTCTGCAATTACAGGTAGTTTTAAACCGCTAATTGTAGCACCAGTTCCATCAACACATATTAGTTTACTTACTACCATATCTTCTTCAATAGGTTGTAATAATAAAAGCCTATGCTTTTTAAGCAACGGTTGTAGTTGTTTAATAAGTGAGTTGATATCAAAATACTTTGACTTGTAAAATGGGTTACTTGCATCCTTACTAACCGTTCCAATTTCTTGTTGAAGGTTGAATAGCTTTTCATTTATATTTATTTCTTTTTTCATTGTCTTAAAATTAATTGGTTCTTCGCTTGTCTTAAATCTTCCTGCAGTTCTAGTACTGTTGTTCGTAGTTCTACAATTGTGTCATATAGTTTTTCTTGTTCCATAGCGTAAAGATACAAATAATTTTTTAAACAAAAAAAAAGGGTAAGAAATTAATCCTACCCCTTTTAAACAAAGAACAATATACAAGAAAAGAGAAAAATCAAGTATGCTTTTTAACTTCATTAGAATAGTGTGTTATCATTTCTTCTAATTCGTCTGATGTAAATTTAACAAGTTTACGACTATCTGCAAGTAGTTGTTTAGATAAAGTTATCCCAAGATATAAACTATACTTATATTGTTCACCATACCTAAACACATTACAAGCTGCACATTGGATTTTAACGTTACGTTCATCCCATCTTGTGCTGTAGTGTTTACGTGACTGAAAGTGACCTGCCTGTAGATTTTTTATATGGTCTTGTTTTCCGCAAGTCGCACAGGTACCTATACCATCTTTAGAATCTTTAAGCCGTATGTATTGTGAGAATACAGTATCTAGTTTCTTTACTAGTTTACTTCTGGTTAGTTTCTTAGCCATTAGTAAGATCTACTTCATCCATATGGGCAGATAGTATGTAGCCATCTAAAGGGCTTATAAACGATATAGCTTTGTATATCTTTCTGCTAATTGTTTTAACCTGTTTCTTTTCTGTTTTAGTAGAATCTATACCTAAGTTGGTATATTGTATGGCATCTATTTCTAGTAGTGCATCTACCTTCTTCTTTAAAGACCACGTTTTGTAGTTCTTTATTTTTTGCAACCTTTCATCTATTCCCAAAACTTATATTTTAATTTAATTTTATAATTATTTTATTTTTATAATTATTTTATTTTAATTTTAATTTTATAAATTCTTTTAGAATTATTATTTAATAATAACAACTATTTAAAATGTCAAAGTTATATATTTTAATTTTAGAAAGCAAGTAAAAAATTAATTATTTTAAATTATTTACCTTGACCCTTATATTTCTTAACGTAGTTCTTAGAAGATTTTAAAGAAGAATGCTTATTCTTACTGTGTATACCCTTACGTTTTATCTTAACCTTCTTATAAGTAGAAGTAATT